TTCTGTACTTCCGTGTAAAAATCTGATAATGTTTGATTGTTTACAACGCCCATATTAATTTAATGTTTCAGAAATAAAATATTGAAAACCCAAATTAACTTGTAATGTAGCTATTTCTCCTTTTGTACTTATATCATATTGTACTTGAGCTATAGTAGAAGGAAATGCTCCCACTAAAGTGTATTGTTTAATAGGGGTAAGCTCTGTTAAAGAGTTATCTGTAGAAGAATTGTTTAATAAAGATAACACTATATTAGTATCCCACCATTGAGTGTTTTGAGCAGTAGAAGAATGTTCATCAAATGTATTAACAGACCATTTTTCAAAGATATCTTTTAATACATAGTCTTTATCGCAAAAGAATTCTACTTGCCAATTACCAACTGCATCCGGATATGTAGCTTTAGAAGGTACATTGTAAGTGAAATTTCTGAATTTTACTTCATTAACTGTAATTTTGCGTTGTGGTATACTTGACGTACGCATGTAAAGAAACAAATCTTCACTTTCGCTTGGTGTATACAGTCCATTTGTAATTTCTGTGATTCTGAACAAATTAGTACGGGCAAAGCTATATTGTGCAGCTGTGTTGTAAAAATCCGTTATACCATATCGAGACATCAATAATACTTAATGTTTGGACATAAAAAAACCTCACTATTGCTAGTGAGGTTTGCTTTATAATTAAAGAATTACCCTTGATTGTATAAAGGTACTTCAGGAGAAATACCTGAATCGTAATGATTCCAGAACTGATAAGCTAGTTTAGCTGTAAACTCAACTGGTTTACCAGAACCTGTTAGATCGTACTCAGGAGCACCAAGAGCTTGAACATATACACCATATAGATAGTATGTGTTAAGAGTGTTTTGGTTTTCATCAATAAGATCTAACTGAAGCACTCTATCAATACCAGGCAACTTTAAATCGCCTGTGCTTTGATTAGCTGATGTTGGGTCTGAATTGAATACTGTATCTTGCCATTGTTCAAGTCTTGTACGGATAGTGCCGTTAAGATCGTTACGGAACTTAACGTCCCAACCTTCAGAACCTGGGTATGTAATTGTACCTGGAAGATTGAACTTTAAACCCATATAAGGTAGTTCTTGGTTAGTTACATTACGATCAGGTAACTTACCTGTCATAATGTAGACGAAATCGTCTTCGTCGAATGCACTGTTCTGATTTGAAGCATCACCGATCGAACGAATCCTTAACATGAAATCACGTTGAAATCCGCGGCTCTGTGCTACTCTGTAGAAGTCTTGTATTGTTTGTGGCATAGTATGTAATTATTTAGTGTATTAACCTACCAATTCGTTAAAGTTTTGACTTGTCTTAGTAGCATAGAAGTTTACTAAGATAAACTCTGCTGTACGAACTGGCTTGATGTAAATGTCTACTACTAATGTGTTATCATCAATAACTGTCGGGGTATTGTTAGTTGCATTACATACAATTAAGTAATCGTATAAGCCTTGAGTTGTCTTAGCTTTTTCAAATATTGGTGTAATTGTGTTAACAATACGGCTACGAGTAAATGTAGTGTTTGGTTCAAATACGAAGAACTTAACAGTCTGATTAACTGCCTTTTCTAGATATAAGAATAAACGACGTACATTGATACGATCAAAAGCTGTAGGTGTTGTTTGTAGTGTCTTTTGACCCATTACAACATAACCTTCACCTGGGAAGTAAACTAGAGGGTTTAGAGAGATATTGTAAAGTAGATCGCGTTGTTTTTGTAACGGATTAATACCAATATCACTAATACCTGTTATAATACCTCTATTTAAACCTGCTGGAGCTGTCCAGAAATAATTATTTGCATCACTTGATGTAATCATTGCTGCAGCATAACCAGAGAATGGCTGCCATACATTTTGACCTGTAAACACATCCTGGATTTGTACCCAGTTTGCATAAGCAGCTGAATAATTTGTATTAAACTGAGAATAACAGTTATTAAGCGGCCAGTAAATGTTTTGTGAGAAGTTTAAGTTAATATTGTTAAGGGTCTTATAGTTTTGACCTGTAACAAATATGTAACGTAATGGATCTGAAATAAATACATGGTCTTTACGAACTTGACTTGCAAATTGCGTAAATTGTGTTGTAATTGCATTCCAGCTATTAATTAATGTATTGCTTACTGGGTTACCGTTTGAAGCACTAAGTGCTTGAGTTTGAGCAAGTAATGTTGTATTAACAAATGTATCGTCAAATTCAGTCTGACCTGTTGTGTTAACAGAAGCCCAAATCGTTGAAAGACCTGCATCAACTGTTAAATCAACATTAACAATATCTGTATTAGCAGCAGCATTTAATACATACTGTAATTTAGCAGGTACTGAACCAATTGTCTTTGAGCTATTTAATGGAATGCTATCAGCATATGTACCGAAAGCATAAAGATTATTAGCTGTAGTAAATGTTGGGTTAGCAACGTTTAAGTAAGATGAAGCAACTGTATAGAATGTATAATCAGGATCGCTTGTTAAAGCTGCAGCCATAGTCGATAAAGTATTAGCTTTATAAACTCTGACTCTCTTTGTTGAGTTACCATTAGCGTCAAGCCAATTTGTTACTGTAGAAATATTTGGATTTACAAATACTTGTAAGTTTGGTGAAGGATTGACAACTGTTGGCATGTACAACGATTTTGGCACACCACCGTTAACGTCTTGTATTGTACGGTTAGCATATAATGAACTTGCATAACCTTCAGTTAACACATATTGTAATGTCGTTGTGTTAGGTGAGAATGGGGATGGACGTAATTTGAATAGCGATAGAATTAAGCAGTCGCCGTAACCTGAAGCAGCAATATTAAATGTAGGTATACGTTCAATGTCCTGTGACAAGCTACCGTATGTAGCTGTGTAAGGAGCTGTTGTTGTAAAACCAATGCTGTTTGTTGGTACTACTGTATACTCTGAATCAGCACCAGTAATATTTGGTTGGAAGTAAGAACTGTTAATTGACTTAACGTTTATTGCGTCATCAAAATTTGTAGCAGGATTGTTTGTTAAACTATCAGCTAAGTTTAAATAATAACCTTGGAATTGTTCGTTGATAGTTGTTTGACTTTCGTTAATAACAACTAAACCAGCTGCACCAAGATTGCTTAATACATTTGCACCAGATAGAGTAAAGCTACTTAAACCAGTATTACCTGTTGTAGCATTCCAATTAATACCACCTTGACTAATTGTTGTATACTGTTGTGGTGTTAAAGTTACTAGTGCTGGTTCCCCAAAGTAATAACCTTGAGCTGAACTTAATGGAATGTTATTTGCTAGCGCTTGTGAAGTTGTATAGACGCTTGGGTTAGAAGGAATAGCTACAACTGGAAATGCTAATGCACTATAGTTGCTTGCTGTACCAGCACCTGCATTATCACCATAAGGTAAACGAGCTGCTTTAATTGTTGGATTACCACCCGCATTAAAAAGTTGCTGTACTGAATAGTAAAAATAACGTTCTGCAGCGTTTGTAGGAGTACCGAATACAGTTTGAAAATCGCTTAAAGAAGCAAGCTCCACAATTTCATAAGTCGGTCCTTGCGATGCAAAACCGGTTACTAAAACATTAGTACCAGTTGGGGTTACTGCTATTTGGGAAAGATCAACTTCGTTAATCTGTACTCCAGGAGATTGAATGGTGCGTTGTGGCATAGTATTTAAAAGTTTCTTACTATTATTTATGTATTTTTGCCCCTAAAACCTAACACTTATTTGTATTTTTAAGTATTAGGGTCTAGTAACTGCGTGTTTAACTGTCCAAATGCAAACGTAAAAGATGATTCAATTTGACCAGATTCTCTGTAGCTATAGGTCAAGTCACCTAAAGTAGTTATAAAGGCGTTTAAGTAATCCCATTGTATTACTTTGTTATTATATTCGTCTAAACCGTATACCGTCACCCGAGTTTGATAGTTTTCAACCCCATAGAAATTGTCAGACGGTGCTAATCCATCGGCATTATATGTACCCGTGGCATTATTATTAATAACATTTAACCAATACCATAACACCCACCAATTATTGAATTGATTATCAACTGTAAAACTAACAGTTACAGCTTTGTAAGAGTTTTTAGTATAACTTGTGGTTTTTGCTGTTTGTCCACCAAACGGCAATTCTATTTCAGGTATGGTTGTTTCCGGAACAATTGTACCATGAATTGAATATTGCAAAGAATCCAGGTTTAATACATCCGTTGCTCTTGAACCGGCATCTGTTTTATTAACGCTCTTAAGTATAGAAGGTAAGTTCAAGACAAGCAGAAACTTATCTTGCCTACCTTTATTAAGTATCGATTGCTGTACAACAGTACTCATTCATTAGCTGTTAGCTTTTTCTAACGGTACATCACTAGAAGAGTTGTGCATTTCATTTATGATTTTATTAGCTAAAGACATAAATGTTTTTTCCCCTACTGGTAATTCATTCTTTTTACGTTGCGGGTTTTTTGCTATTTTCTTAAGATTTGCTAACTCTTCTTTACTACCATATTCTTTATTAGCTATTTTCTTTTTTGCATTTTTTACCTGAGCAGGGGTATATATACTGTTGTTAACATCTATAAAACCAGGTTTTGCTCTAGGCCTACGTGTTCTGCCTGGCTTTGGTTCTTCTGGTTTTGGTTCTGGCGCAGGAGCTGGCGCTGGTGCCGGTGCTGGAGCTGGAGCAGGAGCTGCACCGGATCCGCCTGACACCTTTATAAACGTCATTAAACCATTTTTGTATGTAAATTGTACTGTATTGTCTTGTTTATCAGATAAGTTAAGCACTGCACCCTTTTCAATTTCATTTTCTTCTTCCGGTGTAAGGTCAAGTACTTTAAATTTGTTTTTTACTGCTAATAAAGGTAACGAATTATACTTTTCATCGCTCACCCCAGAAAGATCTGTACCAGTCATTTTATTGATAGGTTTTACTTTTTGTTCTTTTGTTTTATCTGTTTTATCGTCTCCACCTTTACCACCAAGCGCTTTTGCTAACATAGGTAAAGCCATAGCACCTAATGGGCCACCAGCTAAAGCACCTAATGCAGCCCATGGACCGTATTTACCTATAACAGGTGCTGCTGCAGCACCTACATTTTTAACACCCTGCCAAATATCTTTACCAACAGATTTAATAGTGTCCCATACCCCTTCTTGTAGATAGTATTCTTTATAAACCCCTAGCACGTTTGCATCGTACTGTTCGTCATACTGTCTAAGCACGTCTATATTACCACCAGACTCTACATACTCTTGTAAGCCTTTACGTACTTCGTTTTTATTGGAAAGAGTGTCAACGTACTTTAAAATGTAGTCAATTTGTTCCCCTACGAATGTTTCTTCTTGTTTAGGAGCATATTGTGCAGCTAGCTGTTGTACTGCGTTTATATCGTTTCTTGCAACCGCTGCTTGTAAAGCCGTTAGTGCTTGAGGGTTTTGCTTGACGTTATTAACTAAAGCTTGAATTAAACCAGGTAACTGTTTTGGATCGGCTTCTACTGCTTTTTCTAAATCTTGAGGTGTTTGAGGAGCTTGAGCTTGAGCTGGTTGTTGCTGTTGAGCAGCAGGAGCTGGTTGAGCTGGTTGAGCTGCAGGCGCTGCAGGAGCTGCAGGAGCAGGTTGTGCTTGAGGAGCTGGAGCTGCAGGTTGTGCAGCAGAAGCAACCGGGGCTTGTGTTGGAGCAGCTGCTGGTTGAGCTTGAGGAGCTGGTTGTGCAACAGGGGTTGGAGCTGCTAATGCTTCAAAAAATGTCTTTAAATACAGTTCGTTTACAGCTTCTGTAACGTATGAAAGTTCATACTTAGTTTGTAATGCGTTCAAGCTCTTCATGTGTTAATATTTACGTAAATAGAATGTGTTTGTAATAGGATTAAATCCTATCTCTGTATCGCTTGTACTCAATCTGCGAGGCTTACCGGACTTAATTTTTTGTATATCTAAGTTATGCTTGGTTATAATATCCATAGCAGTATTGTAAGGTAATAAAGTGTTAGCTACGCTTTTTGTTTGCTTTTGTTTCTTTAATTTATCTTCTTGATGGCTATCAGTTTTTTTCTTTTTGTGCATTGCCGCCACAATATTAAAACTTTTAGCCACATCGGAGCGTCCAATTTTATTAAGACCGGCTGTAAGAGAACGGTGACGAGGCCCGCGTTTTTCTCCCACTTTCATAAAGTTTTTAAATGTAGATTCAGACTCTCTTTGCAAGCTATCTAATGAAAGCTGTTGACTCTTTTTGTTTAATACTCCTTGTACTAAACGTTCTACATCTCCAGACCTACGAAGTTCTTTAAACGCAAGGTTTTCCGGTGCAAACTCTCCGCCTTTTTCTAAACCGGCTTTCCTAAGCTCCATAAACTTCTCTTTTGTTTTTTCTGCACATTCTACATCGCATTCATCGCTTAAAGCATAGTTAATCATATCTAACATAGCTTGTTTCTTTTTATTGACAAGTGTTAAATCTATTTCTGTTTTTTCTTTTGTAGGATTTGGTTTAGCTATCCATTCATTATTTTTTAATGAATATACACCAGAAGAATGATGAGGTTCTTCTGTACTTTGTATGTAAACCTCTACATCATAACCTTTTATAGTTATATCCCGAGTGGTATTCCAGATAGTTTTCTTAGCATTAAAATAATCTTTTAATAGTTCTGGTTCTACTTGATACTCACTATAATCGGTTATAATATGTAAATCAAAGTCGCTATATTTTGTATAGTTATAATTTGCTAATGAACCAGTTAGAGTAATGTCTTCAACATCAACATCTATTTCAATACTGTCTAAAAACGCTTGAGCTATTTCTAGTAGCTTTTCTCTTATATTGGATTTGAGATGGCTATCTTCCCACACTAATGGGTTTAGCTCATTATGAAACTCAAATGTTAACTTCTCCATGTAAGTTATTACTTACATAGTTAATAAACTTTTAAACTTAAGTGTACGAGAAAATTACCAGTACTATACAAAGCATTGTGAATTTTACGCCGTAACCATCTTAATGGTTTTGTATGTAAAAAATACTTGTTAAGGATTTTAGCGTTTTGGGATTTTATCTTATCCGCTAGTGCTTTGTTTGCATTTACCCGTTCTGTATTATCTACAGCTTTAAAATCAAATATTTCAACGTTTGTAACATTTCCTTCTGTGAAGGTAACACTATACTCTGCCCAGCAGTCCCATTTACTCTCTACATCGTATCTGAAATCGTACATCCTTACTGTCCCACTATAGTTTTCATTTTCCCAATACTCTTCACCACGTTGCAGCCCGTTAAACCACCCGTTACAAGTCTGCCAACTTGCTTGTTTTACTTCTTTGTATTTTTTTATAGAGAGTTTTCCGTTTTCAACAGTATACTCGCACATGTTTTGTCCAAGATCTTTAGTTTGAAAATCCCTCGTTAGACTTAATACACAATCTTCAGATTCATACTCGTAGGAAATAATAAGCTCATTTGGGTCATACCCGACCGCTTCCATTGCATTATTAGTAGGTAGCTTATCTTTGTAGTATATTGTGTCGTAAAGTCCCATATAAAATATATAGTGTATTTTTAAAAAAAAGCCATAAGTATTTGTAAATGTCTACAGATCATTCATCTTTAATTAAAAAATACCGTAAAGTGCTTAGGGAGTCCTGGGCAACAGGTGGTGCAGGCGGTACTGAATATGCTGGTTCTGAAGACGCTATACCTGGTTTATACGATGAAGAAGAGGAAAGTATAATCAATCCTAATCAACCAAAAGTGGCTTTAGATTGGAGAGAGGTTGGTTTATATGAACCTCGAGTACCAGAAGAACAAAAAGCTACACAAATAGCTTTAAGAGAAATAGATGGAGTCTTTGCCAAGTTTAAAAAGGACATAGAATCCTGGCAAACTAAGCACACAAAGCTTGGTGCTAAAGATACAGTTGCAAGAGAACAGTTAGCTCAGTATGTTGCTAAATCTGTTCTTGGTTTAACTAAACTTGATTAATTATTTAAATCTTGGTCCGTTGTACCAAGTGACTAAGCTCTTGCGCACACCTTTTGTAACGGGTGTAACACGATGCTGCAAATATGATGGAAAAATTAAGAGAGAGCCACGAGGCATAAACTTACTCACATCAAATTCAGGTCTTGCTACTCCGTCCATTTCAAAAATACCGCCTTCATAATCTTCTGGGTTACAAAGCTGTACAACTGCTGAAACTTTACGATCATGAATTTGGTACTGATCATGTAAGCAGTCCATATGCCAGCCATAAAAACCTTTTACTTCTCCATTACCATTGTACTCTGTGTACTGTAGAGAATCAAAACCATAAGCAATATCAAAACCAAACATTTTAGAGTTTACAGCATTAACATAGTCGTTCAAAATGGTATTAATTTCTCTGTGCGCATAAACATCAATCCAACGTATCTCGCTTCTACGAATACCTGTATCTGTACGAGATGTTTCTCCTGTACCTACAATTCCGCCCTGTTCAGGATAAAGCATTGCTGTATTAATAATGTGATCGCAAAACTGATCATTAAATGCTTTAGTAAAGATTTGATATGTGTTTATCATAATATTATTTTATTAAATGTGCAAAGAAAATCAATATTCGGTGTTAAAGAAAAATACTTGAAACAGTCTACCGTTTTGTGGGTTGTCTCCGAAATAATCTAAAGAAGCATGAAAATAATCCCCTCTATACATTACCAAACGATTAAACTTGTTGCCGATTTTATCATGTAAGTCCCATTTGGTATAGTCTTGATATTCCCAGCCTTCTATAGTATTATTTAATAAATCTATATCTTGTGTACCGTCGCTCTTACGAGGCACTTGCATCCAACCAGTACGTTTATGTTTAAACAGTCCGGTACCACCAGACACTGGAGCATCTGGCGTTAAATAGAGTACTCCTGCCCATGAACAATTACCATCATTATGTATCCATGTACGGTCTTTTGCATATGTTAATTGGAAACTACCGGTATAGTCTCCTTCTTTACCGTCTCCTGTCCCAAACCAAGTGATTTTTCCTGCATGAGCTTTTACTATATCTTCAATACTTTCCTTAACACCGGCAGCAATACATGGCTTGGTTCTTAAACCTGGGTAATTACCTCTTACAGAAAATTCTTGTGAAAGAGCATATTGTCTAACTTCTAAAGGATTACTATAAAAATTTTCCTGTATTATTAAACTGGTGTGATACATATACTAATATTTAACCATTGTTTAAAATAATCAAATAAAAAAGAGTGGGTATTGCTACCCACTCTTTGTATGTTTTTAAGTCTTTTTAGAACTAATCTGATCAACAGTGTTGCTTATATCTTTTAATGCAGCCATTACTAACGGCATTAATAGGTTATAATCAACCTGCATGTAGTTTGTATTGTTAATTTTTAAACCATTAACGATACTAGGGTCCCATACATTTGTTAATTCTTGTGCTAATACACCGACGTGTTTAGAGTTGGCGTACTTATCAAGTCTTTCACTTGTAAAGTTACTAGTTTCAGCAGCTGATAAAATTTCCTTTTTATACGTGAATGTATATAGGTTAATTTTACGTAGCGCATCCAAACTACCTTCAATAGGTGTAAGAGACTCTTTAAGTCTACCGTCAGAATAGTTTGCACAGCCTGGAGGGCCGTAATTCCCGGTAGGTCCTGGAGGTCCTGAAGGCCCTGGAGGTCCTGCTGGTCCAGGAGGTCCTGGAGGTCCTGGAGGCCCCTGATAACCAGTAACAGAATTACCCATAGGACCAGTTGGTCCTGGAGGCCCAGGGGGTCCTGGCGGCCCGGAAGAATTGTTACCGGCTGGCCCTGGAGGTCCAGGAGGTCCTGGT